ATTAGTAGATTGGTGGTTATCAGGTGGGATTGTAGCAAGACAACAAACTAAACGGTTAGAATGGTATAAATCTCGTGGATATTACATACTTTAACTGGTACGAATTAACCTCAAAGGCAAGAAAAGATCAAGCCGCCATTCTAATCTTGGCATTTGCACAAACTTCGTTGTATAATGCTAGGACAACTAAAGGATTAATGAAAGCATTGAATATAAACCACATTCCAATGTTTTTATTTACAGCTGGCTTACTAGAGCAGAAAAAAGATAAGCTAGTTTGCAACTACAAAACTAAAGAACCTATGAGTTATTTCAAAAACCCTTGGTTTTTTACGCATACAGTAAATACACAAACTAAACTTGAATATTTACACATGCTTTCTATGCGTAGAATTAGCGAATCTCAAGACTACATCGCTAAAAACTACATTAGAAAAGACTTACAAAGCCCTTATTTAGAAATAAAAGGTGATAAAATATATTTTTTACTCGAGTCCTCGGTTTCGAGGAAATCCTACATTTAAGTTCTGACGAACAACAAAGGAGAAACAACTATGGTCTCATGGGACAAAGCCAAGGGTAAACAATCCTCTGGCTCAAATCAACGCAGAGAAATCCAAAGATTAACACTCGGTATCGGAGATACTAAAGTACGCTTAATCGGTGATGTAATGCCTCGTTACTGCTACTGGGTAGTAACAAAAGAAGGTAAGAAGATGCCTATCGAATGTCTTCAATTTAGCCGCGAGACAGAATCATTTGATAATTCTGCTCAAGACCCTTTCAAAGAGATTGATGAAGCAATTTATTCTGATAAGCCACAATTCTCTTACGTATGTAATGTAATTGATCGTTCAGATAATCAAATTAAACTGTTTGATCTTCGTGCTACAATCTACTCACAGATCGTAGATTATGCTACAAACCCTGATTATGGTAATCCTGCGGATAACGGCAATGGATATGATATCACAATCAAGAAAGAAAAAACAGGACCGCTCCCACAAAATGTTAAGTACTCAATCATCCCAGCTAGAAATAACTCACCTCTGACTGACGAAGAAAAAGAACTTGAACTTTTTGATCTTAGCAAAATCTATAAGCGTCAAACTTATGATGAGCAGAAAGAGTGGTTACTACAAAATACTGCCTACTTCGCTGGAGATGTCTCTGACGAATTTAAACCAGTCGAAGATGTGGATGATTTAGCCTAATGAAAAAATCTTTAGCAGACATGAAACCTGCTAACGGTACAGAAGCACCGAAGAATAAATCTTTCGGTGCTTTCAAATCCGTTGACGGTAATCAAGCAACAATTGATCTTGAACAACTAAGAAAGCATAACATTTTCTTTGCTACTCCGTGTTATGGTGGAATGCTAACAGATCAGTTTTTCTTGTCTATGTTTAGAACGTCTCAAACTTTAATGAGACATGGAATCAATTTCAGAGTTACAACTCTACGTAATGAGTCCTTAGTCACTCGTGCGCGTAACATTCTTACTGCCATGTTTATGGAATCAGATTGCTCGCATTTGATGTTTATTGATTCGGATATTGAGTTTGATGCTGAATCAATTCTTAGAGCTTTAGCTTATGACAAACCAATCATGGCCGCAGCATACCCTAAAAAAGCTTTACCAATTCAGTATGCAATCAATTTCAAGTTTAATGATATGGAGAAAAAACAGGTTAGAGTTGAGAATGGTGCTGTTGAAGTACTTGATGCTTCTACAGGTTTCTTTTTAGTAAAACGTGAAGTTGTAGAGAAAATGATGCAAGCGTATCCTGAGCTTCACTACCGTAACGACTCAAACATTGATCCCAAGTTTAATAAGTATTGCTACGCACTATTTGATACTTGGTTAGATCCAGACGATAATCGTTACTTATCAGAAGATTATACTTTCTGTCGTCGTTGGCAAAAACTTGGTGGAGAAATTTGGTTAGATCCAAACACTAAACTTAATCATGTTGGAAGTTACACTTTTGAAGGTGACGTAGGAAAGATCATTGGCAGAGACTAAAACATATCAACTAAAACCAATAACTGGTGAAGAAAAAACTGAGTGTCTAAATAATATCATTATCAGAGAAGAAGTTTTTGATGATCAGTACCATTGGCCTAGTCTTTGTAGATTTTTAGATAAAAACAAAAATCTATTCAAAAATCAGTATTTTACAAAAGCCCAAACTATTGAAGAGTTTAAAGGGAGAACAATTCCCTTTAAACTGTTAGATTCTCAAAATGAAATAAGATATACGTTTAAATCTTATATGAATCTTTGTAGATTTTTAGGACAACAACTAATTCATGAGTACACAGGTGAGCTGCATTTTCCTGATAATACAGAACTAACCAGATGGGAAACTGGAAGAGAAATGACTGTGCATTCAGATAACTCTTGGCCTGATGGTGATAAAACTGCTCACCCAACGTCTTTTAGAACTTGGTCAGCTATCTACTATATTAATGATTTGTATGAAGGTGGAGAAATTTATTTTCCAAGACTTGATTGGAGTTATAAACCAAAAGCTAATACACTCTTAGTATTCCCATCAAATGATAAGTTTGTTCATGGAGTAACAAAAGTAACAAAAGGTGAGAGATACACTTTTGCTATATGGTATACGCAGGATTTTCAGTATCTTGAAATCTAGACGCAAATGTGGCATAACGACAAGGCAACTCCGTTGCCCCGGCTGCGTCTCTCCGAGACTAACTCTACATCACGGTGGTTCAAGCCTTGTTCAACAGCTTTTCACCTGCGGTGATGCGTTATTCACTAGCTAACTCGCATAAATTAGCATATTTTAAAAGCAATGGCAAACTAAAAAATTTAATAAAGAAGGAATTATCCTATGACCAAAATTTTAATGACAGGTTCTTCTGGTTTTATCGGTCAAGCATTAACTAAAAGATTAAAGCTTCATGACATACACCATATGCGCAGTGACTTGAGAGATCACAAATCAGTTGCAGACGAAATATTAGCAATCAACCCAGATCAAATTATACATCTTGCTGCACGCACTGAAGTAGAACAAAGTTTTTATGAGCAAATTACGTTCAGTGAAATTAACTATGTTGGAACTGTTAACCTGATTGAAGCAGCGTCAAGAGTAAAACGTTTAAAAAATTTTGTGTTTGCCAGTACGATGGAAGTATATGGTTGGCAACCTATTTCAGACGAAGTAAAAAAACACAGTGTACCAAAAAAATTTATAGCATTTGATGAAAATACACAACCTAACCCTAATGCACCATATGCAGTAGCAAAGTATGCGTGTGAAAAATACTTAGAGTATGCAAACCGTTGCTTGGATCTACCTTTTACTGCTTTTAGACAAACTAATTGTTATGGTAGAAAGGATAATGACTATTTTGTTACAGAACAGATTATCACTCAAATGCTCAAAGGTAAAGAATGTAACTTAGGTTATGCAGAGCCTTATCGTAATTTTATATATGTTACTGACATGTTAGATGCGTGGGAAAATGTAATTAACAATCCTGACAAATGTAATGGTGGATTAGTCTTTACGATCGGTCCTGACAATCCTATTAAGATTAAAGACTATGCAGAACTTATTGCAGAAAAGATTGGATATAAAGGTCCTATTAATTGGGACACAAAATTATTCCGTGCAGGAGAAATTTATTGGCTTAACTCTAATAATAACTTAATTAAAGAAAAACTAGGTTGGGAGCCTAAGATTACGTTAGACGAAGGCTTAGACAGAACTATCGAATACTGGAGAGAAAAACTGTTACTAAGGAAATATAGATAAATGATTAAAATTTTGTGTTCAGCAGACTGGCATATCAATCTGCATAAGAAAAAGGTTCCATATGATTGGCAGGTTAATCGATTTCGTGAGATGTTTCGCAAGCTGATCGCGCTTGAGGCACGTGTAGACGTACATGTGATAGCTGGTGACATCTTTGATAAAAAGCCTGAGCCTGACGAAATTTCACTATTTTTGAGTTATATCAATTCAGTCACTGTCCCCACATTCATCATCCCCGGCAACCATGAAGCTACTCGTAAGGGGGAAACATTCTTTGAGCACCTAACTGAAAAGAATTCTATCAAAAATGAGAATGTTGTGGTTTTTACTCAAAACGGACGTGCAACTGTCAGAAATATATCATTCCAGTTTTTTCCATATGGCGAAGTACAAACAGACAATCTACCAACACCAGTTCCAGGGGATATACTAGTTACACATATTCGTGGAGAAGTGCCACCACACATCACCCCAGAGTATGATTTTGATAAGCTAAAACCGTGGGGTTTAACACTGTTAGGCGATCTACACTTTAATCATCGTTATGGTAACACTAACTGTTACTATCCTGGATCTCCAGTTAATACCACATTTGACCGTGATGATACGCGAAAATACGGAGTAGACATTTATGATGTGGTAGACTCACACAACTACACACGAGAGTTTTATGATTTGAATCTGCCTAAGTTACTTCGTCGCACAATTCAAGCGGGTGAGAAGATGTTACCCGATTCTCGACATCACGTAGTGTATGAAGTGACGGGTAATATTGATCAACTATCAAAGATTGAACGTTCAGATTTATTAGATAAAAAGGTTGTAGAAAAGCCATTAGAAGATGCTACCCTCGACTTAAAAAACAAAACAATCTATGAAGAGCTTGAAATTTATCTCAACCATATCAAAGTTGCTGATGTCAATACAGTAATGGAAGAATTTAAGCAGCTAGGAATTTCTACATGAGCTTAGATCTCTCTCTAAATCGAGTGTACTGGGAATACGTGCAAAATCGGTCTTGGATGCGACCAGATAAATATGCAACTTCACAAGTATGTCCGTCTGTAGGAGTTCGGTGTACTATTCCACAGTTTTATAGACGAGGTAAGTCGTTTTACAACGATTTAAAGATACTTGTAGAGCAGTTTCACAAACGCTATGGAGATTCTTATCGTTATGTATTAACTCTCTCAGGTGGGATCGATTCTGAGGTAACAGCTGAAATGTTTTATCAGCTAGGAATTCCGTTTCGCACCATCTCACAAAGACTGTTAGATGGGATCAATGATGATGATTTACAGTATGCTTATGCTTGGGTAAAAGAAAGAAAAGTAGAACATGAAACTGTAGATCTTGACAAGAAAACATTTATGAACGAAACGATTCCTCAAGGAGTAAAGCTTGGACAATTTACTCATTCTTACTCACAAATTGCTCACACTAATATGTTTAAGTATATAGCTGAAGATGAAATACTAATTTTTTCAGGACACAATCCCGATTTTCATCAAGAACTTGGAATTGGTTGGTGGGAAGACTCTCCTAATCTTGTTAAGTATGCTATTAATACTAATAAACTGTTTTTTACATTTACTTCGCTTGAGCCAATTTTTTGTCACTATGCAGCTAATTATGATGCAAATCAACCTGGAAATAAAGACAACAGTTTTTTATACGAGGCATTTCCACACCTAACTCCAAGAGTCAAACTAACAGGTTGGGAAAATGGGCATGACTATATCGGTCATATCACAAACAAGATTAGAGAAACTCATAACTACACAAGACAGTCCTTCATTACTTGGGACTACTTTACCTTACAATTTATCAGAAAACAATTCTATAAAAACACTTTTGATCAATATGAAGAAAGGTTAATAAGACTATGACACAAATCAACCTCAAAACGTTGTCATTTTCTAATATGTTTTCATATGGGAAAAACAACGTTATACACTTAGATAGAGGTAAGATATCACAACTCACAGCACCAAATGGTAGTGGTAAATCTTCTATTGCTATGATTATACAAGAAACTCTGTTTAATAAAAATATAAAAGGAATAAAGAAGTCTGACATACTTAATCGCTGGTCAAAAGAAAAGAACTGGAACTCAGAACTTACTTTTGTTGCTGACGGTAAAGATTATGTTGTGACAGTAAGTCGGACTGGTGCTCAGACTAAAGTTAAGCTCTTAGAAAATGGTGTTGATATCTCAGAACACAAAGTATTAGACACATATAAAATGTTATCTCAAATTATTGGGTTAGATTTTGAGGTATTTTCACAGCTTACTTATCAATCATCAACTGATCTTCTAGAATTTCTTAAAGCAACTGACGCAAACCGTAAAAAGTTTTTAATCAACTTATTCAATCTTGAAAAATATATTGCTATCGGTGATTCTATCAAAACAAAAGCAAATGAAACTGATCGTGAATATACTAGACTTCAAGGTGAGCTGAAAACTGTTGAAGATTTTTTATCAATCACTAAAATTCCCCAAAAACAAACTGAAACTGATGTACCATCAGTAGATGAAAATCTTCAGCAGCAAATTGGCATCTTACAACAAGAGCTTGGTAATTATGAAGCAACTTGTAAAAAAATTGATAAAAACAATATGCATCTAGAAGAACGTGATTCTATATTATTTAACGCTGGACTACAAGAACCAGCTGAATTTGAATTTTGGGATGAATATCAAACTCTTAAACAAGACCTCATTATGTTAAAACGCGATATGGATAGACTTGTAAATGATATTTCTAACATGAAACTGAATGATAAATGTATGTCTTGTGGTCAAACTATCGATGTTTCTCATCTTGAGATCATCAAACAAGATTTACAAGATCAGCTGAATGAAAAGACTACTTTACATCGTGAAGGTATGATAAAAGCTACAAAATGGTCAAATGAGGTTAAAGAGATTGATGCTTTCAAAAAACAGTATGTCGAGAACAAAAGAAAAATAGAAAGATTTGAGCATCTTACACAATTAATTGATTCATCAATACCTAAAACTTATCCTGACATTGGAGATATTGAGTCACGAATTAACTCTCTGAAAAGAGAATATTCTACACAGTTTTATGCAGCAAGCGAAGCACAAGAACATAACAAACAGGTAGGAATTCACAATGCGAGAGTTGAAGCACTAATTGACCAAAAAAATGAATTTTCAATTAGACAAAAAAATATAAAAGATGTTACATTAACTAAATCAAATCAGATAAATTCTTTAAATATTCTTAAAAAAGCGTTTAGCACATCTGGCATCGTAGCGTTTAAATTAGAAAATTTAACTAAAGAGTTAGAAAACTCTATAAATTATTACTTATCTTTGTTAAGTGATGGTCAGTTTCAAGTTGAGTTTAAACTTGATAAAGAAAAATTAAATATTTCTGTTATCAATAATGGTATATCAACTCCAATTGAAACTGTATCTGGCGGTGAATTTAGTAGGATTCAAACTTCTATTTTGTTAGCAATTCGCAATCTACTATCTAAGCTTGGAGGTAGTAGTGTTAATCTTTTATTCCTTGATGAAATCACTGGAGTATTAGATGACGAAGGAAAAGATAAACTAATCGAAGTGCTACAGAAAGAAGATAATCTAAATGTCTTCTTAATCTCACACGACTTTACCCACCCACTTATCGATAAAATCTCTATTGTCAAAGAAGACAACATCAGCACGATACAATAAAGGAAAAATAATGACAGAAGTAATTAAACGTGATGGTTCTCGTGAGCCTCTTGATATCGAAAAATTACACAAGGTGGTGTTTTATGCTTGCGAAGGAATTAATGGTGTAAGTGCAAGTGAAGTTGAAATTAAAAGTCAGATTCAATTTTTTGATGGAATGACAACTGCTGAGATACAAGAAACTTTAATCAAGGCTGCTGCTGATCTCATTTCAGAGGACGCTCCTAACTATCAGTGGGTAGCAGGAAGATTAATTAACTACCACTTAAGAAAAATGGTGTATAGCCAATTCGAGCCTTGTAACTTACGTAACTTAGTTGAAAATAATGTTGAGCTTGGGTTGTATGATTCTGAAATTTTACAGGCATACTCGAAAGCAGAGTTTAACAAACTAAATAAAACGATTAAACATGATAGAGATAATACTCTTACATATGCTGCGATGGAACAGTTTCGTGGTAAATATCTTGTGCAGAATCGTGTTACAAAGAGAATATACGAAACTCCGCAAATGGCTTATATGCTAATTGCAATGACTCTTTTTCAGGCATACCCAAAAGAGTCTAGATTGAAATGGGTTAAAGACTACTATGATGCAATATCTACCTTTGATATTTCTTTGCCTACTCCTGTTATGGCTGGTGTACGCACTCCACAAAGACAGTTTAGTTCATGCGTCCTTATTGAAACAGACGATTCGCTGGACAGTATTAATGCTTCTACTAGCAGCATTGTTAAGTATGTCAGTCAAAAAGCAGGCATCGGCATCGGAGCTGGACGTATTAGAGCCCTTGGTTCTCCCATCAGAAGCGGAGACGCTTACCATACAGGAGTTATACCGTTCTATAAAATGTTCCAATCTGCAACACGATCTTGTAGTCAAGGAGGAGTGCGAAATGGAGCAGCCACTTTGTATTACCCTATCTGGCACTACGAAGTGGAAGATTTGCTTGTCCTTAAAAACAACAAAGGAACTGAAGACAATAGAGTCAGACATATGGACTATGGAGTACAGTTTAATAAACTGATGTACGAACGTCTCTTAGAAGGCGGCAATATTACTTTGTTCTCTCCATCAGATGTGCCAGGTTTATACGAAGCTTATTTTAATGATCAAGAAGAATTCAAGTACTTGTATGAAAAAGCAGAAGTGCACCCTAACATTCGCAAAAAAACAATCCCAGCTATTGAACTATTTTCAAAATTTATTGAAGAGCGTAAAAACACAGGTCGTATCTATTTAATGAACGTAGATCACGCTAATGCTCACTCATCATTTGATGAAAAAGTTGCACCTATTCGTCAGTCAAATTTATGTTGTGAAATTAATCTTCCAACAAAACCACTAACTGATTTTAATGATGAAAAAGGTGAAATCGCTCTTTGCACTCTCAGTGCAATTAATTGGGGTAAAATTACAAAGATCGAAGACTTTAAAAAACCATGTGAATTAGCTGTTCGTGGGTTAGATGCGTTGTTGGATTATCAAAACTATCCAGTAAAAGCTGCTGAACACGCAACAATGAAACGCCGTCCACTTGGTATTGGTATTATTAATCTTGCATATTGGTTAGCTAAAAATGGCACCACGTATGAAGAACCTGATCTAGAACTGTTAGATGAATATGCGGAAGCTTGGAGTTACTATTTAATCAAAGCATCAGCTGATTTAGCTCATGAACAAGGGGCTCCTACAGGTAATGATGAAACAAAGTATACACACGGTGTAGTACCTATCGATACTCGTAAAACTGATGTAGATGAGCTTGTAACTCATCAAGAGCGCATGCCTTGGGAACAATTGAGAGTGCAGCTTAATAAAACAGGAATTAGGAACTCTACTTTGATGGCTTTAATGCCTTCTGAAACCTCAGCACAGATTGCAAACGCGACAAACGGTATTGAACCTCCACGCTCTTTTGTGTCTATTAAGCAATCAAAGGACGGGGTGTTGAAGCAGGTAGTACCAGGCATTCATAAGCTACGATCTAAGTATAATCTGTTGTGGGATCAACGTTCC